GCCCATGCCTGTCTCTGCCGTTGATGGCTATGTTTACTCGTTCACTGAGTATATGCGAACCCTGAGTGCTGGGGCTCTCTTCGTGAGAGATCGGTCTCTCTACGCTGGTGCAATTCCACATGAACAGTCTGAAGGCAAGGACGATTCCGATGCCTGGGATGGAGCAGGCGCGCGCAAAAGACTGGCAGAGTGGGCATCCTCTGACGGCTCAGGCGACAAAAACAAAATGGACTGGGCGAAATATCGCCGCGGCTTCGCTTGGTACGACTCGGCAAATGCAGAAGATTTTGGCTCCTATAAGCTTCCGCACCATGACATCAAAGATGGAAAGTTCGTTGTCGTATGGGGCGGCGTGCGTGCGGCTATGTCGGCGCTGCTCGGTGGACGCGGCGGAGCTGACATCCCAGAGGCAGATCGCAAGGCCGTCTATAACCATCTGGCGGCAGAGTACAAATTGTTCGACAAAGAGCCGCCAGAGTTCCACAGCGAAAGCTCAAGCGTGGTCGTGATGGGCATGTCTCCGCATGATCCGAGCGCCAGATTTGCTGCGGAGATTGCCCTTTTGCAACGCGAGATCGAACTGGACAGCCTATGAGAGTCGTTCAGCGATCCGTGACTGGAGAGAAATACTTTAAGCGTATTCTGCTGAAGATTTTCTCGCCTGGAAAGAAGAAGCCGAACGTGCAAATGTATCGCGCTGCACCGGGAAAGATTCTTTCTCCGCAGAATATTGATGGAATTCTCGCTTCGATCAGCGAACAGATTGAAACGATCTGGTTTCCCGGCCATGCCTACCGATTCGTTCCAGTGGGCGCGGGAGAATTTAACTTCGTGCATGAAGACGATTGCTTCAAGTGTGAAGAGGATGCCATTGTTAACGGCACCGGTAAGTCGCAACATCTCGGCGTAATCAACGCCTGATCCCCAGACAAATTTTTGCTGCCCGAAGGCAGCCAAGCGGTAGAGCCGCTCACGTTGTGGAGTCCGACGATTCCAGGACGGTCGCAGTGGTGTAAGTGCAGCACAAGTTTCACACAATCATTTCAGGAGACATCACCGTGAAAAATATCCATGGGCTTCGTCAGGAAGCGATTGACCTGAAGAAGCAGCAACTTGCCATGCTGACGACCTGCCGCAATGAAAACCGCGACATGACCGACAGCGAGAGAAGTTCCTACGATGCCAGCATGCAAAAATTGAAGGATGTCAATGCCAGCATCGCGCGTCAAGAAGAAATCATGCGGCTCGAGGGCGAACTGACCGGCGCTCTGGTCGAGGGCACGGCGGACTCGCCTGCACAGCCCAAAAAAGTCTTTAAGTCTTTGGGTGAGCAGTTGCAAGCCATCCGGAATGCTTCGATTTCTGGGCGGATTGATCCCCGGCTGCAGCAGTTCAACGCGGCGGCATCCGGTACCTCCGAAGCCGTGCCCTCCGATGGCGGTTTCCTCGTGCAGACTGACTTCTCCGAGCAGCTCCTACAGCGCACCTATGCCTCGGGGCAGATCGCGCAGCGGGTCACGCGCTATCCCATTTCAGCACAGTCGAATCGATTGAAGATCAATGCCATCGACGAAGATAGCCGCGTTGACGGATCGCGCTGGGGCGGCGTGCAGGCATTCTGGGCGAATGAGGCGGATACGTTTACGGCCGCCAAGCCGAAATTTCGCCAGATTGAACTCGCACTGAACAAGCTGACCGGCTTGTGCTATGCGACCGATGAGCTGCTTCAGGATGCGGTGGCACTCGAAGCGGTCATCATGGATGCCTTTCCGAAGGAATTCACATTCAAGGTCGAGGATGCCATCGTCAGCGGCACTGGCGTAGGTCAGCCGCTGGGCTTGCTGAATTCTGGAGCGGTCATCACCGTCTCCAAGGATTCGGGCGATACGACGCCTACGGTTTCCACCAATGATGTGCTGAATATGTATTCGCGACTCTTCTCCACGAGCCGTCAGAATGCGGTCTGGCTCATCAATCAGGACGTTGAGCCGAAGCTCTATCCATTGACCTTGGGCTCGGGGACTGCAGTGCAGTTGCTGTACTTCCCTCCGGGAACGCTCAATAATCCCGACCCGAACTATGGGCGCATGCTGGGCAAACCCGTGATTCCCGTCGAGCACTGCGCAACGTTGGGAACGCCGGGCGATATCATCCTGGCCGATCTTAGTCAGTATGTGATGTCCGACAAGGGTGCTCCACAGGCCGCATCCTCCATTCACGTTCGATTCCTCAATGATGAAACAACCTTCCGTTTCATCTATCGAGTCGATGGACAGCCGACCTGGAAGAAAGCTTTGACGCCAAAGAACGGAACGAATACACAGGCGCCGTTCATTGCGCTCGCTACCCGCTCTTAACGAGGGGCCTCAGTTCGCGTAGTTGGCAACGATTTTCACTACAGAGGAGATCAATTCCATGAAAGGTTTAGTTCTTGCAGAACAGGCCCACATCGTCAATTGTCTTGCCCCGGTCGATATTACGGGCGGACAGGCGGCGCAGGCCGTCAACTTGGCAAACTACCAACACGTCACCTTCATCGTGCAGATTGGCGTGTCGGCGGCAGCCTTCACCAAAATTTTCGTCGAGCAGTGTACCGACCACACCGGCGCTGGCAATACCGCCATCCCGTACAGCATTTACAAGCAGGAAACGGCTGGAGCCTCCAATGATGTCCTCGGGGCGCGGACGGCCGTGACCTCTGCTGGCTACACGCCGAGCGCCAATGACGGCATCTTCTACGTCATCGAAGTGGACGCGGCCGAGCTGGATGCTGGCACTGGCAGTTATATCCGCGTCAATCTGACGAACACGTCAAACTCTGTGATCGCTTCCGTAGTAGCGATCCTGAGCGGCGCGCGTTTCGCCGAAACGCAGAGCGGGACTGTCACGACTTAACAAACATTCCGGCGCGGGCAGACCGACGATAACTTCGGACTGAAAAATGCCCGATGGACTGCTGCGCCGGAATCTTTTCTTTGTTGGGAGAAACTAATGCGAGTACGAATGAAGATTGGCCCCAGGTCTGGCGAAATCGTTGATCTCGTCTACCATGCCGCGCGCAGGTTAGTGGACGCCGGGCAGGCAGAGGACAGCGAGAATCACATGCGGCTGCCACAGGCAAAAATCACGCGCATCGATGAGGTAATGATCGAAGGCCGCATCCCACGCGAGGCGATCAGCGCGGTCGCTCCGGATGAGCACAAGAATGCCAGTGTGGAGCAGAGTAAAAAGAAACGAAAGTAACTGAGTTGCACGGCTCAAAGCGTACTTCCCCAACCCACACCCGAGCCGTGGGGAGCGAAGCGCCGTCCCGCCAACCAGTAGTCGGCGCTTCGCTCCTAAGTAATTTCGAGGCATTATGCCCCATCCTATCCATGTTTCCGTAGTCGCCGCGGGACAGCCAGAAGCAGAGATTGTGTCGCGCACTGCGGCGATCAATTTTCTCCGCTTTACCCTGCCGGACCCAACGAATCCGACAACCACGGGCAGCGAGCAGACGGATGATCTTATCGATGCGCTGATCGTGGGAGCACGCGAGCTGCTCGAGAAACATACGTGGCGTGCGCTGGCCAAGCGCGACTTTGTGCAGTACATGGATACCTTTCCGCATAATCACTACGATTCGTATGGGGCCGTGAGCGGCGCACGACGTGTTTACAATCGTGGCTATCGTCGCCAGAGGCAGGGCATTAAAATCTGGTATCCGCCGCTGATCAATTGCGAGCAGATCATCTACATCGGGCTTGATGGCCTAGAGCACACACTCGTTTCCGGCACGGATTTTCAGGTGGATTATGCCAGCGAACCGGCGCGCATCTATCCGCTACAAAGTCAGTTTTGGCCAGATACTATGTATGGTGTCATCAATGCCGTGCGCATTCCCTTTACGGCAGGTTATGAAGTGCAGTCGGCCGAGGAGCCTGCCGGGCAGACCGACATCGAGGCCGTTCCGGAGCCAGAAATCAATCAAGTCGAAGATTCACTGGCCACGCAACAAGTCAAATCGTATTCGATTGATCGGACAATTCCGCAGCCTCTTGCTACCGCCGTGCAGCAATTGGTCGTGCATTGGTTCCAAGATCGCAATGTAATCGTGGCTCAGGCAGGAGCAGGCGGTAAGTTTAATGCTCTACCCTGGCACGTCGAACAAATGGTGCAGGCGTACCGCTGCTTTGATCATGCGATGACGATGGAGACTGACTAAGTGGCAATGGTCTACACCGATCCTGGGGCAATGGATCGCCAGATTGATATCTGGGACCGTCCGCCCAACAGTATGCCGGTTCTGTTTGCCTCGGGCGTCTATGCGCAGATTCTAGGTGTCTCCAATACAACGGTTTCCCCTGCCGCGCCTGCTCTTGGACAGAATACGGTCTGGCCACGGCTCGATGGCCAGCAGATTTCCGTGATCACCCACCAGATTGTGATTCGATACATGGCGGGGCTCAAAAGCCGCATGTACCTGATCTACAACGACCCCGACAATGGGCCGCGTAAGTTTGAGATTGATCGCATCGTGGATCCGGATGAACACAAAGTACAACTCAATATTCTGGCGTTTGAGCGTGCAGATGGTATCGATCCATTCGATGCCTTACTAACCTCCACCTTAGACATTCTGGAGCGCGACACATCCGCAGGGGATAAGCGTGGAATCTCCGATCCAACATTCAACACTGTGGCGACTGGCATTCCCTGTCGAGTCGCGATGACCAAAGTAACCGCGAGAGGAAAGGAAGAACGCGCCAAAAGCAAACTTGCTGTGGCCTACCGGGATATCTACATTCGGCCATGGTTCGCCGATCTATCTCCCGATGGCAGCTTTATCCCCTACACGGTAGTCAGCGGCGTGACCTACAATACGCAACCGCTCACGCATAATCATTTCTTTCTAGTTCCGTCATCGACGGCAGTGAACTCCAACAACGAGCCCATCCCCGGCGAACTGTACGATATCACTGAGATCGACAATCCCGGCTTGCAACATCACCATCTTGAAGTTTGCTGCCATGTGGTCATCCCTTAATGCCGCGCGGCCCTAAGCGAACGCAATTCTACGCAGAGGCGAAATTAAATCTGCATACCGCCGAAGCACTTTTCTATGTGAACGAGGCGCTATTTGAGGCGGCGCAGGAAGTGATTGGCTTTGATACGGTAGCGACCGCGAAACAATTGGCTCCTGTATTGCCGCATCCTACAAGCGAACGGCAGCCGGGCGAACTGCGCGATTCCATCGACGCCAAGGTGCGCCGCATTTCGAGCGGCAAGAAAAGTGGCGTCAGTGCCACAGTGACCACGCACTGCGGTTATGGCGGATTCGTTGAACTAGGCACGCGTAAGACCTCGAAGCAGCCTTACATTTGGCCAGCCTTTGAACAGAATATCCAGCGACTGATCGAAGCTGTGCGAGAGAACCTTCAGAATCTAACAGGCGGCAGCGGCAACAACCAAAGCGAAGAGGAATCGAATGGTTGA